CCCTCTGGGTGGCATGGCTATTACCGCTTTGGCTAGTAAGTTTGGCGTTTCTGATTCCGTTGATGCTGTTGCTAAGGCTATATCGGGCGATCCACAGGCGGCTCAAAAGATTGCTGAGATGGAATTAGAGTTTGCCAAGTTAGCGGCAGATGCTATGAAGAATGAAGATAACAATGTCTCTACTCGTTGGAACGCAGACATGAGTAGTGACTCTTGGTTGTCTAAAAATATTCGCCCTATGAGCCTTGTAGCCATCTTTATAGGTTATTTCTTGTTTGCCATGATGTCTGCCTTTGGTTTGAACGCTAATGAGGCGTATGTGACTTTGTTGGGGCAGTGGGGAATGTTAATCATGGGTGCTTACTTTGGCGGTAGGACTGTTGAGAAACTTGCAGAGATGCGAAAGAAATAATCATGTTGTTAACACCACACTTTACCCTTGAAGAACTTACGCATACTGACCACAGAGAGTTAGATAACACCCCTAACAGTTCTGAGATAAACAACTTGAAGCGTTTGGCTGAGATGCTTGAAAAAGTTAAGACTTTGCTAGATGGCAAGCCGATCATGGTTAACTCTGCATTTCGGTCAAAAGCCGTAAATGATGCTGTGGGTTCAAAAGACACATCACAGCACAGAGTTGGTTGTGCGGCTGACATAAGAGTGCCTAGTCTCACACCTGACCAAGTAGTTAAAGCAATCATTGGTTCGCCAATAGCGTATGACCAAATCATTCGTGAGTTTGATTCTTGGACGCATATATCTGTTCCTAATTCACCTTCAGGAACACCACGCAAGCAAGCATTGATTATTGATAAACAAGGCACACGGGCTTATTCATAAATTGTTCATATTGATAAAGCCTAATACGCACTATGAAAATACAGCGTGTAAACACACGGCAATCTTCTGTGCAGACAAGACTGTCGCAACTTCAGAAGAAGTGCCTACCTTATGACAAAACTTACGACACTAATCATGGATATTGGTGGATTGCTTCTCAGGATGGTGTGGATTGTGGTTTCGCAGGTCTTGTTTATTCTTGTCGCTGGGCTGATTGCGGCTACCTTGTACGTTGTGGTGTTCTACCTAGTCATCGTGGATTCGGCTTACAGAAAAAGTTTATTCGGGTCAGGATCAGACAAGCCAAAGCGTTAGGTCTAAATTGGTTAATCACTAGCACCTACGACAACCCTGCTTCTGCAAATTCTCTTATCTCTTGTGGTTTCAAGATGTTTGATCCAACTAATCCTTGGATGACAAAACATACAAGTTACTGGCGATTAAAACTGGAGTGATGATGACAACCCCAAATATATCTGATGCTGAGTTTATGGAGTTGTGGAAAACCCACCAATCTGCCGCCGCTATACATAAACTTATTGGGGGTAATATAAGAACTCTTCAGAGGCGTAGAGCCAATTTAGAGACTAAATATGGTCTGTTATTAGAAGCCAAGAATCCTCATGGTAGACCTGAAAGACCACAATCAGCCTATGAGCGCAAGCAATTGGGTGTTCTTAATGGTGTGGGAATTGTGTTTAGTGATGCTCACTATTGGCCTGGCATCGTCACAACAGCGCATAAAGCACTTTTATGGGCGATTAAAGAGTTTAAGCCATCATTTGTAGTGTGTAACGGGGATGCACTTGATGGGGCTTCTATCAGTCGCCACCCACCATCAGGCATATCAGGCAAAGAACCATCTGTTATTGAGGAACTAAAAGCCTGTAAGGAACGCCTTGGAGAGATTGAAGAAGCCGCCAAGGAAGCCCGTCACAACGTCAGACTTGTCTATACATGGGGCAACCATGATGCTCGTTTTAATGCCCGTTTAGCGACTAATGCGCCTCAGTTTGCCGAAACCTATGGGTTTAAATTAGAAGACCATTTCCCAACTTGGGAGTTCTGTATGACAGTATGGCCTACTGAAGATGTGGTTATCAAACATAGATATAAGGGTGGAGTTCATGCCACCCACAATAACACCGCAACAGCAGGTAAAAGTATTGTTACTGGACATTTACATAGCCTTAAAGTAACACCTTATGCTGACTATAACGGCAACCGATTTGGTGTAGATACGGGTACACTGGCAGAACCTTATGGCCCACAATTTAGTTATGGCGAAGACAATCCATTGAATCATAGGTCAGGTTTCGCAATTCTGACATTTAAGGATGGGAAACTGTTATGGCCTGAACTAGTCCATAAGTGGGATGAGGATCAGGTTGAGTTTAGAGGACAGATCATCAATGTTTCTTAAAAGGGTTTTTATGTATACAGTAGAAATTGAGTTGGGTTGGGATGAGACTATTACCATCAAGACAGACGACTTCAACAAAGTTGCTATGTTGCAAGCGTATATAGCAGAACAAGAAGAGTGCGGCTGGGTTGAAGAAGAAGAAGAGGACATCGAATTGATGTCATTCACCGATACTGAAGGTGTCACTTGGTACTATGACGAAGACGAAGACGAGTGGCTTGAGTTAGAAGAAGAAGAAGAGGAAGACGAAGATCAAGAGTAAAGCAACTGGCTCACATCTGACAAGATTTCTTTAATACTGGCTATTGTTTGTGTTTCAGAAACATCGTGTTTAGTATGTGAGCGCATTGCCTCATTGATGTCTAGCAGGGCTGTCCACACATCATGTGCGTGGATGGCCTGTCTTGCTTCTATGACATCATCATATTCAATAGTTATTTTCATTTTTCCTCCGATAACATGAAGATTGCAACAATAGTAGCAATGACTCCTACTGCGCCAAACATAATTAAGAACACTACCCACAAAACTGTTTCTAACATTTTTTCTCCTTTATGTCCCGAACGGGGCATTTTTTATCATCTAAATGTGTTTTTGTGCATTTATAACCCTATCGGGATATTTTTACTCATCGGAAGGTTTCACTTCCACAGGCCAACACCTGACCGCCCATGATTCCCCATATTCCTTAATTGTCAGAAGTGGATAGCCTTTTCTGACAATCCAATCACTCATCTGTCCGTCTTTCTCAGGGTCATATATGGCAGGGAAACCATACCGCCAGCCCTCTGGTGGATCAACCCATATCATGTGCTCTCCTCTTTTTTTCTGCTTCTTTTATTGCTTTATTTAAATCATCAATGTTTTTTCGCAACATCTTTGCCCATTTTTCACAAGTAGGTATGTTGTCCAAATCTGTGTTCAAGTTCCACACTAACGCATTTCTTACTTGTCGCATTACTTTTGTGCTCATTTCTACTCCTTTGCTTGGCTTGATACTTAAATCATCTGACTTGATACTTAAATCATTGTTAGCCAAAGCGGTCATATTGAACCATTTATGTTGATTTTGTCCATTATGCTGAACATTTCGCTTACGCCACAGGCTCATAGGATGATCCACTCACGTTCTTGTCTACCAGAATTGGATGCAACTGTCTTGCCAGTTAGCCCAATCATTCCTAGTTTCTGCATCTCTGGCAACCTACGCCATACTTGGTCATTTCTCAGACCAGTTTGCTTTGCTATTCCATCCTTGCCTAGTGGCCCAAATCGCTTTAAACAAGCGTGGATGACATCCATGTGGGCTGGTGCTACATTGGTAACGCTTTCAGCCGCCATGTGGCTTGTTAATGGATCAATGATCCTTGCTCTGACGAATGACTGTGAACCAAAGAACTTCTCTACTCCACCTTCAAACCATGTTTTGTCTAATAAACTCATTTGCGAATCCCTATTAAAACTCATTTGTGAACTCCTGTTGAATTGAATGTTAGTTGGAGGGCCGGTTGATTCCGATATGCCCTCCGTCATACTTGGAATGTCTACTTGTAAAAAGAACTCCATCTGCCGCAAGTAAACGTCTTAATCAGTCACATCAACCACGCTAGATTAAGGCTACAACTCCAATGGCAGATTAAAACGGGATGTCCTCAGAATCACGGCCTTCTTTTGTCGTTCCGCCTTGACCATAAGGCACTTTACCTGTTGGTGGCTGTGCATCCTTTGGTGATACTGCCAAGCCCATAAACTTGCCAGACTTGCCTTCTTTAATCCAAGCAGACAACCAATATTCGTTTCCGTCTACCATGATGCTACCTTTGTAGTCAGGATGCTTCTCCTGTTCCTTCTTGTCGTTCTTAAACAATACGCCTGAGTTATCACGTTTTTCCATATTAAACCTCTATCTTATTTATTTTGTTAACTTTGTCGTCTAGTTCGGCTAAGAACTTAACAACCTCTTTTTCCAACTTTGCAATGTAGTCATCATCACGATTTATTCGCTTAACAACTAACTGCAAATGCTCTGGAAACCTTGGATCATAGGAACATAAGTCTGTATAACTACGCCCTGTTACCGCCATCTGCCATTGAACTTGGGGCATATATTGGTCATCAATACCGCCTAATATACTTTCCAAGTGTGTATGACTCATTGGACATTTCAGTTCAACCAAACCATCGTCCATTACCAGACCATCAGGACTAGCACCAGACATAGCAATTGTTGGGTGATCTATGAACGCAACTTGCTCAACAAGAGTGCTTGCAAAACCCTCGTATTTTGCCCGTGCAAAGACCTCCTGCTCTACACCCCAAGCCATTGCATCATTGCTATACGATTCTGCTACTGAATTTGTCAGTCGTTCCAACAACAACTGAGTCATGTACTTGTCTCTGCTTGTTGAATAGCCCGACTTAGTGGTGGCAACAATGTCCTTTACTCGACTAGCAGTAACTTTGCCTAGTCTGAGCATCTTCCATTCGTCTGTGCCTTGGATGATTTCGTCACTCATTTCAGCACCTTCTTCTTTGCATCTTTGGCGGCAATCATCTTGGTCTGCCATGCCTTGTTTCCATCGGTAGCCGCAAATGCCTCGATGTATATGTTCTTTAGTTCATCAACTGTTGTGGTGGCTTCAATAGCCGCAATATAGTCAAGCATCTTGCCTTCATCTGGAGTTCCTTCCTCGACCACTTTAGAGCCTGTTGTAGCGTCTAACGCATCATGTTCAACAATGTGTAGCACCGACACCCAAAGGTAGCGGGAAAGGTAGGTCTGCACAGCACCAAGGTTTTGCACTTCATGGCAACCTTTTAGGGCGGCTGAAGACATGGGACTGGTGAAGACGATAATCTCGTCAGGCTTTTCTGTATTGACAACAATGAACTCAGCAATCTCTTTTCCAAAGCGGATTATGGAAGTAAGACCTACCTCGTTAAATATTTCAATTGCAGGGATTACGAAATCACCTAACTCAAAATAGTTGTAGCCAGCAAACTTATTGTGACCAGACTTCTTGAGGGCTTTCTTGTGGAACTTGGCTCTCGCCTCGTTTAATTTTTGATATACATTCATTTTGAGTAACTCCTATTAGATTGACTCTGTTTAACTTGCTCTTGACCTATCCAGTGACTTAGCCCAATCAGGTTTGAAATGATGGTGTTAATTTCTGAATAGAACCCAGTATATTGCTTATTCAAACACATTTCACTAAGTGTTTTCACTGATCTTTCGATGTTCATTAAAAATGTTGAATAATCATTGAGCATCGTATTCTGCCTTTGCTATTTCCATTTGTGTTTCATGGTCAAAGTCTTTTAATTGGATGAAATCACTTTCTTGACAACAAGATATTTTCTCGTCTTGCGGCTCATAACAATAACAGCAGTAATGCACATGGGAGTATCGTTTTAAGACACCCTCAAATGTATATTTCATGTTCATAGCGTCCCCAATACTTTGTGTATTTCTGCAATCATTTCGTTCTTGATTCGCAACTGCAATTCATGTTCAGCAAGGATTCTGTGTAACTCCGCAATCTCTGCTTTGAGATGCTCTGCCTCAGTCTGATACATAACAACATTAACTGCCAGTTCGTCTTCATAATCAAGTTCGTGGAAGGCTTTGTTTAACTTTTCTTGATCCGTCATTTTTCACTCCCTTATTCGGATGGTGTCAACAATTGATTGGGCTTTAGCGTGGTCATCTATCATGCCAAAGATGATGGAACAATTTATGTCCCTTTCGTTCTCTACACCCATGTCAAAGGCGTTGTTCATAGCAGTAATTGTGTTCTCATCAACTGCCGCCATGCGTAAGAAACTAACCATTTCATGTTTAGTCATTTGAAGTTGTTTCCTTGTCATTCTTTACCAGTTCGTTTAGTTTTGTTTTTAAATCGTAATAGCCGTTAGTGTTCGCCCCAGTCATCACAACAATGTCTTCCACTCGTTGTTTCAGGGCGTTGACTTGGAAACGCAAGTCATTCACTAATTCTGTGAGTTCCTGTTCGGTCATGTAATCTCCTCAAATGTTGGGTGCTGTAATGCACGAGCATAAAAATGCGCCCGTTCGTAAGCGTCATCATGGATGAAACAGGCTTCGTTGCGCCAGTTAAAGTGCCACCAGCATTTGCTTTGAACCCACCAAACTTTGTCTGGTGCAAGCCATAGTCGTATTCTCATGCTTGTCCCCTTGCTCTGATTGCTTCTTTAAGTTCGTGCTGGACACTCTCGTCTTGTTGAATGTCCAAGTCTTTATCTCTAAATGGAAACTCACCATTCCACCCTTCTCCTGATGCTTTAAATCCCGCATAGAACCCTTGCTCAAAGGCTTTCTCTTCTACCAGTTTGGCAAAGGCTTTAAGGTAAGGTGTTAATTCGTGGTCTTCTTGTACTGATGGGCTATACGCTTCGTTATCCTTAACAAAAAATCCAGCCTTGTCAGCCAGTTCAATCATTTCCTGTTCTGTCATACAGATTCCCAATCCTTACGCCATGCTGTTGTGATGTCGAGCATCTCATCTGTTGCTTTGTTTTCACAGTGGTTGTATTGTTTCTTGCTGATGTCGTAAGTGATGTGCTTGTCTTGCTCATCAAAGACTGCAAAATCGATCTCATAGTCATCGCTGTGGTCAGGGTCTAACTCATCGCCAGGCGTCAGTATGTCAAAGCACACTAAGCACTCTCCAATTCCCTCAAGGTAGACGCATATCTCATGTTGAAAATCTTTAGGTTTAACTGTCATCATTCACTCCTGTTTAGTAACCCAACTTATGTTGGTGCATGAATTGTCAATGAAAATAAATGTTTGAATACTAGGATAAACCCTATGTTTATTAAATAAATTTAGGTTTAGGATGGTCTAACAAAACAAGGAGATTTTATGTACCTAAAGACTTATCACAAGCAAATGCTCAGAAGGCTAGAACACCAGCCTAGCCCATTGAAATCATTTACGCATGGAGATCAGAATGTAGGCAATGTAAGCGTTCATTTTGAGAACTACCTTAATGACTTGCAGAACTTTGGCTATGTTGTAAGTGTCGATGACGTATGGCACATCACGGGCTTTGGCTTGGCGGCACTACACGAAAAAAAGAATGTAGCAACCCCTACCAAAATGTCTAACGGCACTACGACTGAATTCTACGATGGTAAAGAGTTAAAGCAAACGTGCGCCAGACTAGGTGCTTATGATTTTCTAAAATATCCAAGTAAATTTGGTGAGAATTTGCGCTATCCACGAATTTATCTATAATGGTTTGAAACGAGGCTAGATGTGGATTGATCCCCGCATCGAAAAGGGTTACACCTTCCCCTGCCTATGTTTCTTCTAAAGGTGCTTTAAAAAGTGAAAACTCAATGCACTACTATCAGTTCAATATTGGGGACTATGCTTCCCATACACGGCATTTAAATGTCATAGAAGACTGCGCCTATCGCAGGTTGCTGGACTTCTACTATCTCCACGAAAAGCCGATAAAGCAACATGACATTGCTCGTCAGATCAACATGAGAGAGCATGAACAAGAGGTCTTATCTGTCCTAAATGAGTTCTTTTTGTCATCAGAAGATGGTTTTGTAAGCCCACGGGCAAACAAGGAAATTGAGCATTTTCACTCGAAGATTGTCCAAGCATCCAAGGCGGGTAAAGCGTCTGCTGAACGGCGGTTCAACGAGCGTTCAACGGACGTTCAACCAACCAATAACCATAAACCAATAACCATTAACCATAAACCAAAGGTAGAGAGCACAAGAGGCTCACGCCTCTCACCAGACTTTTGTTTAACAGAAGATTGGAAAGACTTTTGCCAACAAGATAGACCTGACCTTAACCCGTCTAAAGTATTTGAGTCATTCAAAGATTATTGGATAGCCAAGGCTGGACAACAAGGGGTAAAGTTGGATTGGTTTGCTACATGGCGTAATTGGGTAAGAAGTCAGAATCAAGCCCCTGTAAACAAAGCAGATCAAGTGTTTACGACTGTGCCAAGCAGATTTGAGCGTGATCCAGCACTTATCGCTGTTGAGCAAAAACTAAAAGAGGGTGTTCCGATGCCCCCTGAAATTAAATTGGCCTTGGAAAGGTTACGCAAATGACAAAGAATGAAGCCCATGAACTACTTACGAGAAGAAGGCGAGGAGAGCCATGCTTACCTTCAGAGATTGATAAAGCACTATTCCTCACAGGAGATTTACGAGGAACGCTTGAATTTGTTGGCGAAAGAGTGGAAAACCCGTTACATGAAACAAATCAACCTCATTGGGAAACACAAAGCCTCGACTTGGTGGCGAGATATAGTCGAATCAATGGAGAAGAAGCGTGGGAAGCCCTTTGTGGATAACCTAAGACTAAGAATGAATAAACTGAAAGAGACAAAATGAAATGCCCTACATGTGGTGCTTGGACAACAATCAAAGAAAGTAGAGAATCAACCATTTTCGGCTACACAAGGCGCAGAGAATGTGGAAATCAGCACCGATTTACAACGCAAGAGAGAGTTGTCCCTGAAGATGCCATTAAGCAATATCAGCGTTTACATATCCTTAAAGTAGCAAAGAAAAAGGTTAAAAAATGAACCCGTTTTTAATCAAAGAACCTACTGTCATCAGTTTTTCAGGCGGTAGAACCTCTGCCTATATGCTGTGGCGAGTCTTACAGGCTCACGATATGAGCCTCCCAAGTGATGCAAAAGTGATATTTTGTAATACAGGCAAAGAACATGAAGCCACCCTAGACTTTGTGCGAGATATTGAAAAACAATGGAATGTGCCTATCGTTTGGCTTGAATACCTCAAAGAACAACCTAAATTTAAAATAGTCAATTACGACACAGCCAGCAGAAATGGTGAACCCTTTGCAGAACTAATTACCAATAAGCAGTTTCTGCCTAACTCAGTCATGCGTTTCTGCACGACAGAACTAAAGATTCACCCCATAACCCGCTACATGGCATCGATTGGCCATGAAGAGTTTCAAACCTTTGCGGGGATTAGGGCAGACGAACCCCGTAGAGTTGTAAAACTAAGAGAAACCCTCCAAGCCCCGTTAGCCACAGCAGGAGTCAGGCAAGCAGATGTCCAAGCCTTTTGGAAATCCAATTCCTTTGATCTAGGGATTGAATTCAGGGACAAAGTAACCCCGTTAGGTAATTGTGATCTGTGCTTTATGAAGGGTGGCAATCAATTAATGAGCATTATCCAAAGAGAGCCTAATCGGGCTATTTGGTGGGCAGAACAAGAGAAAAAGATAGGTGGTAGATTCTCTAAAGATCGCCCTGATTACACTCAAATGATGGAATTCGGCAAAAATCAGACAGATATGTTTGACCAAAATGAAGAAACAATCGCCTGTTTCTGTGGGGATTAAATTATGGTGTTCATCGGTGTGGATCCAGCGTCAGCCACAGGCGCAGTCGGAGTGCTTGATTCAGAGGGTAATTACATAAGTTGCCAAATGATCGAGCACCAAGACAAGCATATTCGGGCTATGGTGTTCAAAAACGCATTACTCAAATTCGCGCCAGCACATGAAGGCGGTGAAATAGCCATTGAAATGCTATACAGTCGCCCAGGTCAATCAGCCTCAGCCATGTGGACATTCGCAAGGGCAGTCGGGGCAATAACCGCAATATGCGAGTTAAGCACCCTGCCTTGCCATTTTGTGCGCCCGCAAGTCTGGCGTCAATTCTTCCATTTACCGCAAGGCAAGCATGAGAGCCTAGATGTAGCCCGTATGCTATGGCCAGAAGCACCATTAAAGCGCAAGATGGATCACAATTTGGCAGACGCATTACTCATTGGGGAATACTGGAGGCAACAGGTCAAAGGGTTAAGAGATGACAAAGCCACAGCCAAAGCATAATTTAATTCGATTCTCAGAGAAAGAGCGGGAGATTATGCGAACCATTGGAGGCGGTAATCTTTCGGAGGGCGCACGAATCTGCGTAATGTGGGGCGCACATTTTTGGAATTTAGGGCTGACAACTGAGATGGATTTGAAGCACATTGGATTGGTTACAGTTTCAACGACTGACCAACACCCCAACGAATAGGGCTAAAACGCATTAAAACGGGCTAGAAGGCGATAATTTAACCTTGCCCTTGATACCCTACATGGAAATGATTAGAAGGGCTTAAAAATAGGCAAAGAAAAACCGCCCGAAGGCGGCTTGAAGTTGGTCTGTAAAAGTACTTAATCCAATGCCCAACCAAATGTCCCCAAAATGCCCCGTTCTTTTAATTCGGCTTTTTGTTGCTGATTAAACGGAATATCTATGTATGAAGTTTTTCCATTTTTAGGCACGATAAAAACACCAACATTCATAACTGTGTGAAAGTGTGTGGCATCGTGTGGCATTTTTTTGCCAAATATGCGGGTTAGTGATTGTCTGATTACATTCATTTTTGACTCCTGTTTATTTGCGTTTAAGAATGATTTGAAGGATTAATGCAACGGCGGCATATATCATGCAAACGCCTCCAAGAATTGCCTTACAGTCATGTTTTTTGTTTTGTAAGAGTCGCCAACCTTTGAAAAGCAAGAATATACGGGTATTCCGTCAACATGGCACAAAGCCTCACCAACTAGAAAATTTCGCCCTATCATTTTTCGAGGCGGTAAAACCTCCAGCATTTCCCAATACATTTTTTCGGTTGTTGGTATCCAGTCATTTGGGCTTGCTTCCATTGCATCCCACAATGGTTGCCATTCGAGAGGTTGTGTGTTCATGCTGTCACCCCTTGTGTCAATTCGTTGATACGCTCGCACAAATCCCGCAGGTTATAGCATTGGAAAACAATGCCGCCGCCATATTGTTTATTGTGGAATTTACGCCCGCCCAACTGTTTAGCCCTTGTGAGTGCCTGAGCGTATTTATCATTTATCAATCGGCCTTGTGCATCCCAGCCCATAGTGACGCTGGCTTCTTCATCTGTGTTTAGGTTTAGGTAGTGGCAAACATAACGGGGATTTCCGTTAACGTCATTTTTTACCCGTGTGAAGTCGTTTTCTTTGATCATATTTACACCTATTAAAAAACCCTAGTCAATCACTAGGCCATAAACCCCTATTGCTAAGGGTTTACAGTCTCAGGGATTAGGCGGTTAGCAATTTGGCTATTTCTGCCTCTAGTTTGTCAATACGGGCTTTTACCCGTTCTTTTTGTTTCTGGTCTCTACTCTGTTTAAAAACTACTTTTTGCCAATAGAGGCTGTTTTCTAGGGTTTTAAGGCTGTTTGTCATTGTCTAAATTCCTATTAAATTAAAACGTCAAAGTAGGCCAACAGGCAAACGACCCACATTGTGCAAAATGCTAGGCAACAAAGGGCATTGTATAAATGCTGTCTCATGCTGTCACCTCACATCTAGAAACAATTTTGCGGTCGCTGTCATCCATGTGGCGAATGAATACATCTAGAAATGTATCTTCTAATTTTGCTTTGTTTGTTTTGTCGGCTTTGTAATAAAGTTCTGCAAGTGCGCCCTCAAAGTCTGAGCCAAATTCGCGCATAGCCCAAGCCGAATTATAAAAAGCGTTCCAACGCATTGCTTCTTGGTCGATTAAATTTTGTTGAACTGATTTCATTGTGTGTTAACTCCTATAAATGAATGAAAGGAAAAGCCCCGAAGGGCTTGGGATTAAATTGCTTTTATAGTCTTAAATTCCTGATAAAGGGATTTAAATTCATTAACACGCACTTGTAAAGGGTTATATCCCAGTGCATCCCTTAAAACACGATTAGGCCATTGATCCGCCATTTCGTGCATATCAGGGTGAGCCTGTGCATACTCCCATAATTTGATAGCATCGCAAGGGCTTTTAAGGCCGTCTGAGAGGGTTTCATCTTGCCAACCCAACCAGTCAGCCACGATTACCAAAATCTCTCTAGCGTTGTGTGTATCAGTCATTTTCATTTACTCCTATTGATTGATGAGGTGAGAATTTTTTAGGCTCTCATATATATAGCATAATAGAATCGTGCCAGTTGCTGTAAGTCGTTGATTTATATAGCATAGGAATAACCCTTACACGGGTAAACCCTTACCTATATTATCACCATGTGAAATTACTACTACCTTTGGTTTCACTATGTGGAATATTCTATATGAGCAGAGGTTATATAGAGTGGTTGCTTTATGGTGCTGTCGTTATATAGACATCTATATGCTAGTGATTCTCATTTGCAATTACTTAATGCGAGTGATTCTTATTTGTGTTTGGCTAGTTGCTATTGATTCTCATTTAGATTTGTATGGGGGGGAGGGGGTAGGCGTGCTGTGTGAAATATTTGTGGGTACACCCCATCCACAAGAAAAGGTAATTTAGGAATTACTAGACAACGAAGGTAAGGCGACTGGTAAGGAATGGACGATAGCCTGTAACCCGTATATACAGGTAGTTCTCAAGAAGAGAGAGCCTCTCGTTTATCTAAGTTACAACCATGTTTGTCAGACAATGGAAGCCTAAGCAACGTTGCCCCGTTCGCCTTATCTGCGGTGTTATCACAACATTAGCAGAGGGTTACTAGAAACTCGCCTAGTTCACTACGTTTATCCTACTTGGTCGGCTCAACCGTATAGAGGGGTGGGTCATGCCCCCGTTGTCTTTACTATATCAGGGATTACCCTATTGTTCAACAAAAAGATTTGAGCCATAATGCGTGAAGGAACTTCCCTACTGTGGACAAAAGTACATGACAGAAACAAAAACCCGTGGTCGCCCAAAAGGTTCTACGAATAAAAAGTTCTCCCTTACCAGTTATGCTGATAAGCCTGAACTCATCACTCTACCCAAGACTGAGACTGCCCAACTCAAAGAATTAAAGAACCTCCTGATAAACAGCGCAGGTTCTAGAGTTGTCCACAAAGCGGTAGAGATAGCCATGAATGATGAGCACCCTGCCCAACTAGCCGCCATCAAACTCTGTATGGATCGGATGCTTCCCGTCTCTATGTTTGAGAAGGAAGGAAAGCAAAGGTCGGCAGTTACCATCAATATCACGGGTATAGGTGAAATTACGCATACTCCTGAAACCATAGATGCTGAAGACATAGAGGCTAAGAATGAGTGATTTAAACTTTAGCCTACTGCCTTGGCAAGAAGAAGTCTTCAAGGATAAGACTAGGTTCAAGGTCATTGCGGCTGGTCGTAGGTGCGGTAAGTCTCGTATGGCGGCAGTCACCCTACTGATTGAAGCCCTGAAATGCCCAGCAGGTTCTGCGGTTCTTTATGTTGCGCCTACCAATGGTCAGGCTAGACAGATTATTTGGCAAGTTCTAATGGATTTAGGAAGGGAAGTTATCCAAAATGCCCACATCAACAACCAAGACATCACGACAATCAACGGAGCAACCATCTACGTCCGTGGAGCAGACAGACCAGACACGCTACGTGGAGTTTCACTCACCTATGCAGTCCTCGATGAAGTCGCAGACATCAAGCCC